AAACCTCCATCATGTCGAGGATGTCGCCCTCGAGAACGTGGAGGCTTCCTTCTTCGATGAATTCTTGATACTTCGTTCGCATCGCTGCAGGAAGCTTGCGGAGCGTCAAAGAAGAGATGTAGCTTCGTGTTTTCACGCCAAATCCCCGTCTCAAAGGGAACATGAACGTGAAGGCGCAGAAGTCATCGCCTTGAGAGAGGTCCGCACCCATGGAGCAGGGCATCCCATTGAAGTCTCTCGCCCCGTGAGGAATAGTCTCCTCGTAGGTGAAGAAGTAGGTGTACCCCTCCATGGGGATACCGAAGCGTTTCGCTAAGATGTCATTCCGCGACGCGGGCGCTTTCTCGGCACGCTCGACATCCAATCGGTATGTTTCGTACGTGACGGTCTTACCGATGTTCGGCTGCGCTTTAACCCACATGCGAGGGTTGGCAACTTCTTCCAGCTCGTCCAATCGGTAGTGCCAGATCGAAACATGCGGCGCATCGTACTCCCCTCGAAGGATCGTAGCGAGTTCCATTTTGATGGTGTCGCCGGAACCGTTGCGGACAGTACCTTCTGAACTCACAGCAACGATCAGATAGTCGTCAAGTTTCGACGAACCCTGCTCGATTGCTCCAATGACGTCTTCTCTCAAGTCTCCAGACAGCCACTCATCGACGGTGGCCATCTTTGTGCGAAGACCCTGGAGTTTGTTAATCGTCATAGGACGGATCTCAAGGAGAGAGCCGGTGAGAAAGTTCTCGATCCCCTTCTTCGTAGCGGCAAGCTTCTGCCGAAGAAGACGAGATCCGGTGGTGTTCTGGAGTGAGCCCTCGGTCAAGAACTTAAAGAGCGGACCACGAGCCCGAGTGATCGATGTCCGAAGTGGCGACATGACCTCTTCGGCTTGCTTCATCGTTGGTGCGGTGGTGATCTGATGCGTCGTTGCCGTGTCGACGTTCAGGAAGTAACTCTGCAGACATGACTCATAGAGCGACTTGGCAGCACCCCGGGCAACGATGAGGTATTGCTTCATCGTTAGTCGCTGCAGCACTGTCCGTACTGCAAAGAAACCTTCCTGACCTTCTTCGCCATCAACCCAGATCTCCCTCTCGACGTAATGCCACCAGCCGAAGATCTGCTCAGCCCACAGCTTGAACGTGGGAAGAAGGTTGAGATCACTACCATCAGTCAGCGTGAGCTCATTCTCACAATACGCGATGAAGCCCTCGACTTTGTCCGGGTCGTAGTAGTAGATCGGGCTGGCGATGAGCGCATCAACACGGTTCATCTCCATCGCGATCTCCCGACACACTGGGATGTCACCACGAAGAACCGCATCGCGAAACTGGCCGTAGTAAACCGGAGTCGCGGTGTTAGAAAGCGCCATTGCCAAACCTCCTTACTATCTCTTGAGGGCGTCCTTGATGGCCTTTCCAGCAGGCGAGTTCACGAAAGCGATGGCTTGGTTGACGGTCGTACCCACGCCAAGAATCTGGGTGACCATGCCGATAGCTTTCGTCGTTGACGACGGATTGAGTCTCGCGTACTGCTGCTCCAGGTTCATGCGAGTGATAACGGCCTGGAGTTCCCTGTTGCTGAGCGTGTGAGTACCACTACTCTTGGCCTTGGCGTGTGCCGTGGTTGCGACGCGAGCATCTTCCGAAGTGCTGGCACCACTCGTCGAGTTTGCGCTGCGGACACCCCACCTCATGCCCTTCACGCCGTAGTGCTTGAGAAAATCACCGTTCATACGTCACCTCCTTACTGCCACTTGACGCCAACACGGGGCGCCCAGTCATCATTGTTCGAAACGAAGTTGGCGGGAAGAGCCCCGGTAACTCCGCTTTGTGTGTTGACTGACGAGTTCGACGAACCTGATGGGGCCGAGGCCAATGTCAAATATGGAGTAGATGCGTTGATCGCACGAACCACACATGACGCAGTCTGAGCAGTCAGCGAAACGTAGACAACACTTCCCTCGGTGACCGCAACAGCTCCTGAGAAAGCACTTGCGTTGGTCGCCTGCTTTACGCCCGTCGACGTAGTACTGATTGTGCCGTGATCGACAGTAAGGCTCGCGGTACCGGGACGCTTGTTGGTGTTTCCCGCTCGAATACCCATTCGAACTACAGCGCCAGCACCACCAGCGGTGACGACCTCGAATGAGTAGTCAGAGATTGATCCTGCGGCATCCACGGGGACCGGAATAACATACTCGATCCCCACAGCCATGGTCAGGTTTGAGCCGACGGGTCCCGGTGGAACCGTGCTCCAAGCACCGGACTTCGGTGGAATGCCCCCAGCTGCGCCCGCGGGCCCAGTAGCTCCCGTTGCACCGGTAGCGCCAGTAGACCCGACAAGTGACGCGAGCCAGGCGGCTTCGTTACCTACGAACCCGTTGTCGACAGCGACTTCGTAGGCGGAAAGTCCGTCGTCTCCAGCGGGACCCTCAGGCCCAGTAGCTCCGGTTGCTCCTGTAGCGCCGGCAGGACCAGTAGGACCCTCTGGCCCGGTTTCGCCGTCGAGTCCTGGATCACCCTGATCGCCTTTCGGGCCGGTAGGCCCCGTAGGACCAGTCGCCCCGGTGTCACCTGTGTCGCCTTTCGGGCCGGTAGCACCTGTCGCACCAGTAGGACCAGGATCGCCTTGAGGCCCCTGAGCACCAATACTTCCTGCGGGCCCGGTATCGCCGGTGTCTCCCTTAGGACCCTGAGGCCCTTGAGCACCCGCAGCGCCTGCAGCCCCAGTAGCTCCGGCGGGACCTGTGTCACCGGTATCGCCTTTAGGACCCTGAGCGCCAGTAGCGCCCGCAGGACCAGTTTCGCCAGTGTCACCTTTGTCCCCCTTGGGTCCGGTCGCTCCGGTAGCACCCGTAGGGCCGGCAGGTCCTTGCGGCCCAGGAACACCTTCAAAGGTGGCATCGGAGATGGCTTCCTCGATGAGCGCCATCACCGCCGGAGCAGGGATGAAATATGCGAGATTGGACCAAGCCAAGAGGCCGTCGCCAATCTTGAACATGTTGGTGTCGGTCTCAACACCAATTTCGCCGGCCAGGAGGATTGGATTCTTGGTAGTCCAATCCTCCGAAACGTCACGGCGAAGTTTGATCCGGGTCATGCGTCACCGCCGTCGATGATGTCGTCTTCCTCAGGCAGCTCAGGATCCGGATCAACCCACTCGGTGTGTTCCCGAGTGACGTTGAGGTTCCATTCGAGCTTGTCGAGCTGGTCTCGGAACGCCTGGACCAAATATTGCGTGGCCGGCGGGTCGAAGAACAGCCTGGTGTGCAGTGTGACGTAGTTCTTGACACTTTCGAACTTGAGATTGTCACCGAGGTAGGTGTCCCACTCGACAGTGTCGTCTTCGATCCTAAAGCCGTCCTGTGGCCCGATCCCAAGCTCGTAAAGCCTTGTGAACGCGCCATTGATGTGAGTGACGATCTCCGGGTCGAATGATTCGTCTGCCTCGGCGATGCCGAGATTGCGCTTGACGCTTGTGAGGATACTGGCGATCACGTGGGACACCTCCCTTCAGTGTCTAGACGACTCGCCAGTCTTCGGCGAGAAGATCGGTTTGAGAAGCAACCCAGGGGACGAATTCCCCGTCGACCGTCCGCATCACGAGATATGGACGAATGACGATGTTGGACCCCAAGGGAACCCTGAAAGCTTTGGCCGAGTTTTCGTTCGCCGGAACACCGTTGGGGTAACCCTTCTGGAGAGTCACCCACATGCCCCGACCGTTCCAACCCTGCCGAGTCAGATGTGCACCCTGCTTGATGTAATCGAGGGCCTCGCTGAACGTGAGACCACTCGCAGGACCGCTAGCCATCTCAGAACCGGTTCTCGTTCAGCCGGCGCTGCAGTGCGCTGACCGTACGGGATTTCGGAGTGGACAGACTGCCGTCGACCGGCACCTTGAGGTACCGCTGCAGAGCGAAGACGGTCTTGTAGCGGTTGCCGTCCTGGGCGATGCCGTGGCCGTCGACCTTGAGTGTGTGGTCGACGGTCCGAAGGCGCTGCTGTACGGCGCGGACGAGCTGGGAGTTCTTCGGGTCGATCTTCCCGTCGGGAGTCGTGCCCATGACCTCCTGCCAACGCCGAATCGTCTTCGGACCGAGCTCGCCGTCGACGACCAGAGGCTCGCGAATATGCGGCTGCGGCGCCGGCGTGTTGATGTCGTTCAGACCCCAGTTGGTACCGCGGACATCGTCGGCGGCCTGCGTGAATTCCGAGTTGACATGAACATGCTTGTCGTGAGTGTTCTTGCCGGTGTAGTTCCGCGTGACGTAGTTGTCGCGCTTGTGCCAGATCCGGCGCTTGTAGATGATGTAGCGGACCCACCACAGCTTGCCCTGGCGAGCGAGGTTCACCCAGTGCTGGACGACCTGCTCCATGTTCACCGAAGGATCCCGAAGATCGGCGTCGAAGTCGCGTGCGCGAACCTCGTCCTTGGAATCACCGTCTCGGTGTTCCGGCTTTCCGGTCTTGTCGGGGTTGTGGCTGGACGATTCCTTCTGGTGCGCCAGATTGCCGATGCCGCCGTCGCTGGCCTTGTCCCGGTTCGGGAACCGCGCGTCGAGCTGTGTCTTGGCTTCGTCCAGGTTCGGAACGACGACCCAGCTCACTCGGAGCTCTTGTCCCCGGGCTGCACCCAGTCGGTCTCGCCCTCGCCGACCCAGGGGTCCTTCGTCTCGGCGCCCATGTGCTCTTCGGGATCCTCGTCGACGACGTGCACCGTCTGGACGCCCTTGTTCGGGTTCTGCTCCGGCTCGGCGTCCGGCAGGGCCTGCACGGAACCGTCGTCGGGAAGGGGACGCTTGTCGACGGTCTCGACGTTGCTCTGCTCATCGCTCTGGGGCATGGACTCGACGTTCTCCACGTCCACCGGCTGAGCGTTCTCGGGCTTGTTCTCTTCCACGTGCTTCTCCTTCTCGGTTTACCACAATCTAGTGTCGCCAGGCTTACGTTCGACGGGTCCCCGGGGAAGTTGGGTCTCGTCCCCGTAATGGATGGCGTTGTGGGTCCTGTGTGAAACGGTGATCAGAAAATCAGGATTGAGGATGTCCGGATCCCCAGCCGTGATCTCAGCGACTGTCATGGGATTCATGTGATGGATATAGAGACCCTTGTGGATCTTAAACCCTTCGATTCCCAGATCACAGCCATTGTCCCGAAGAATGATCTCGCTTCGGAGTTGACGCCACTGTCTCGACATGTAGAACGCTTGGTTCACGTAACGATCGAGTCCGAAGGTGGCGTATCCCACCGCCCCGTTGAGCTTGAGGTAGGCGTACCGCTCTTCAAGAGTTTCGAAGCGCCTCAACTCGGAGTAGCTTCTATTCCTCATCGTCGTACATCTCTTCTTGCGGTGCTCCCCCGGCGTACCGACGCATTGCGCTGATGGCTTTGTTGTACAGCTCCTCTTGATGCTGCCGAGAAGCGAGTTCATCTGTCTTTGCCTGGACCAGCTTGTTCTCAAGCTCGAGGCGCTTCTGTTCCAACTTCTCCCGAGTCGAACCGAGCTTGAGATAGTGCGTGATGACCTGCGCTGAAGCCGTCCCGTCTCGCATCTGTTGCTCA